ATTTTGGCCCTTGTTGGTGATGAAATAGCCGCCGCAGCGCAGGTTCAGATTAGCGATTTCGTCGCGACAGCTTTGGCAGTGTCTAGCATCGCGATGATTGAGGGAGAGACAAAATGACCGGACAGACAGACCCCGCCAAGCTGACAGAACTTGAGTATTCATCAATGACGACGCTCAACCGCATCCGCGAAGGGTCGCCCACATCGGGCCGCGCATGTAGTGAAGGCTGGGAAAAGCTGCTAAAAACGCTTGGTAAAACTCAGGGTGACGACGACCCGATTGATCTGCTGGCGGTTCTGGAGAGTAACGGTTTCGACGATGCGTTGTGGGTGTTATCCTACGCGATGCCTGATGATCGTCTAGCCCGCCACTTTCAAGCGTGGTGTGCTGAACAGGTGGTTCACTTTATCAAAGCACAGTATCCAGACGATAATCGTGTAATCGCTCAGATTGCGATGTTGCGCAACGACACCGCGACGACAGAAGAACGGGATGCTGCGGTGGCTGCTGCGGTGGCTGCTGCTAGGGCTGCTGCTAGGGCTGCTGCGTGGGCTGCTGCGAGGGATGCTGCGGGGTCTGCTGCGAGGGATGCTGCGAGGGATGCTGCGAGGGATGAGCAAGAGCGCCAACTTCGGAAGATGGTAGCCCAGGAGCGGGCGCAGCAGAATGACCGAACAGAGTGAGGTTTGCAATGACTGACGGAAACCTATCGGCACTCGAAGCGCACCTTGCCGAGATTGAGGCATACGAGGCCAGCCAAGAACCCTGCCCGATCTGCGACGAAACGGACTGCGACTGTGCGGAAAACAATGAAGCCGAACGCGGCGAATATTTAGGAAGGCTACAAAATGACGAGTGAAGCACCATCGAAAGACACGCGCAAAATGATTGACGTGCTGGTTGAATATCTCAACGGCGCGGATCGCGTTGTCATTGAAACCAAGAACGCACTTGGAGAAATGGATGCGGGCTATCTACACGCACCTGCCGTTCTTCACGGGTTAGCCACGCTAACCGCAGAGAACGCGGCCCTAAAGGCGCGGGTGGAGGCGCTGGGACGGGCTTTGCGTTTTATCGGATGCAGCGAAACCGCGGAGGGAAAACTAGCCCGCGCAGCCCTGTCTGAAGCGCTGGGCCAAATCCGCAATGTAGTTAAGGAGCAAGACAATGGCTGACTACAGAGTAGACGCAATGACCAAGGAGGAGTGGGCGCTACGAGCATGGTCTGCCGAGGCGAGGCTGGCTGAAGCGCAGGACCGCGCCACAGAATTTGAGGCGGCATGGCGTAAGGCCGAGGCGAAGCTGTCTGAGATATCGTGTGGGGCGAGGTTAAAATGAGTCGGAACGACAGCGCATTTGGCAGCACGTTAACCAATACAATCGCGTTTGCAGCCATTGAGCGCCCCACCAAAGATTAATAGCAACGCGCCAGATTAGGCGCAACGGAAAAGGAAACGAAATGCATCTAATTACATCAGATTTTGAGACCTATTACGATAGGGACTACAGCCTCTCCAAGATGACGACAGAGGAGTATATACGCGACCCGCGGTTTCAAGTTATCGGTGTGTCTACCAAAGTGGATGACGAACCTGCCGTGTGGGTGACGGGTAAGGCAAGCGAGATTCTGGCCCACCTGCATTCTCTTCCTTGGGATAACGCGATGATGCTCTGCCAGAACACTATGTTCGACGGCGCGATCTTGTCATGGCGATGCGGTATTAAGCCGAAAGCGTTGGCGGATACGATGCTCATGTCACGGGCGCTGAACGGTGTTGAGGTGTCTCATAGCTTGAAAGCACTGGCCGAACGCTACGGGGTAGGTAAGAAGGGCACAGAGGTGCTGAATGCCTTGGGCAAGCGCCGCACTGACTTCACGCAGGAGGAGATCGACGCGTATGGTAAATACTGCATCAACGACGTGGACCTGACGTATATGATCTTCAACAAGATGATGGCCGCGGGGTTCCCACAAGACGAACTAAAGCTGGTCGATCTGACCCTGCGTATGTTCACGGACCCCGTGCTGGAGTTGGACCGAGCGCACCTCGAGAAGCACCTGACTAGCGTGATAGAACGCAAGAAGAAACTGCTCACGGATGCGGAAATCCTCGACAAGAAAGACCTCATGTCCAACAACAAGTTCGCCGATATGCTGCGTGAACTAGATGTGACCCCTCCCATGAAGATTAGCCCGACAACAGGCAAGGAGACCTACGCCTTCGCCAAGGGCGACGAGGAGTTCATAGCCCTGCTGGACCATGACGATGACTGTGTGCAGACGCTTATGGCCGCACGTCTAGGAAACAAGTCAACGATAGAAGAGACGCGCACCGCTAGGTTTATCGGTATCGCCAAGCGCGGCTCGCTACCTGTACCAATACGTTATTACGCAGCGCACACAGGTCGCTGGGGTGGGTCAGATAAGATCAACCTGCAGAACCTGCCGAGCCGTGGGCAGAACGCGAAGCAGATCAAGCGGGCTATCGTGGCCCCCGCAGGATACACCCTGATCGACGCCGACTCCGCACAGATCGAAGCGCGGGTGCTCGCATGGCTGGCTGAGCAAGAAGATGTGGTGCAGACATTCGCCGATAACGGTGACGTCTATAAGCGCATGGCCGGAAAGATATTCGGTAAGGACGAGGCCGACATCGACAACCAAGAGCGGCAGGTGGGGAAGGTCGTGATCTTGGGCGCGGGCTACGGCGTTGGGCACCACAAACTCCAACTGTTCCTTAAGCTACAGGCAGGTGTCGAGGTTGAACTCGACGAGGCCAAGCGGATCATCGACATTTATCGGCAGACGAACGATAAGATTAGCGGCCTGTGGAAACAGGCGGACACCACGATACGTTGTATGGTGCAGGGTGACTCTGTGCAATTTGGGCGGGCTGGGGTGTTGAACGTGGACGCTGACCGATTTGGTATAGGGTTACCGAACGGACTGTACATCAACTACGCTGACCTCAAGGGTGAGCAAGGCGAGCGTGGTTACGAGTACAGTTATAAAACTCGCCGAGGCCCAAACCACATCTACGGCGGGAAGGTTATCGAGAACGTGACGCAGGCGCTGGCACGTATTATTGTCGGTGAACAGATGATAAAGATTGCCAAAAGGTATCGGGTGGTGTTAACTGTTCACGACTCCGTTGTGTCCTGTGTACGCAACGAAGAGATCGAAGAAGCCCAAGCGTACATCGAACAATGTATGCGTTGGACACCCGACTGGGCCGCTGGCTTGCCCGTTAACTGTGAATCAGATGTAGGAAAACGATATGGTAGTTGATGACGACGACGCGCTCAAGTGGGAGCTGACGATGATCGGGCTGGACCCGCACCCGTCCGTGGTGCCGCGCATTGTAGAGTTACTAGTCTCGCTGTCGTTTTCTAGTTGCCAACGCGGGCGGCAGATAGCCGCATCCCACAGGCTACTACCCATGGCCAGCTTGGTACTTATGCAGAACGACACCGACGCAAACGTACGCGCTGTGGTGAAGGCGCGACTGGAATATGAGGAGTAGCAAGCATGAGTAAAGCAGGCGCATGGTCCTACAGCAGGATGAAGAACTTCGAGACGTGCCCGAAGCAATACTATCACGTCACCGTGATGAAGGAGCATCCGTTCCGAGAGACTGAGGCTACGCGCTACGGCACAGAGTTTCACGAGGCGGCAGAAAACTACATGCGAGATGACACTCCGATTCCGGGGCGGTTCTCGTTTGCGCAAGGTATGCTGGATGCACTGAAGGTAAAACCCGGAGACAAGCACTGCGAACTCAAGATGGGACTACGCGAAGACCTGACACCGTGCGGGTTCTTTGACAAAGACGTATGGTTCCGTGGTATCGTAGACCTCTGCATCATCGACGGGGAGAAGGCGTTCATCATTGACTATAAGACAGGTAAGTCAGCGCGCTATGCCGACACAGGACAGCTGCAGCTTATGGCTCTCTCTATTATGGCGCACTTCCCTACTGTGAAACGCGTTAAGGCAGGACTACTGTTTGTGATCGCCGACAAGTTTATACCCGCCGATTATAATGCTAGCGACCATGACTCCCTCTGGTCCCCGTGGATCAAGAAGTATGCGCGTATGGAGAAGGCACATGAGGCAGACGTGTGGAACCCAATACCAAGTGGCCTATGCCGTAAGCACTGTCCTGTGGTAGAATGCCCGCACAACGGACAAAGCAGGTGAACCATGCCATACGTCAACAAACCACGCCCCTACAAAAAAGAGTGGGAGCAAGAGAAGCAACGCGACGAGAAGAGCCCCCGTGCGGAACGTGCCAAAGCACGTCGAGCCTTCGATAAGAAGCACGGTAAGAAAGCGCGTGAGGGTCTCGACCTTAGCCACAGGAAAGACCTAGCGCGGGGCGGCAGCAATGCCGATGGGGTACGCCTCGAGTCGCCTAGCAAGAACCGAGCACGGGGTGGTGCATTGAGTAAGCCCCCCAAGAAGAAGAAGAAGGGTTGATCCATGAAGTACGGACTACGAGACATGCTCGGCTTAACGCCGTTCGATCCACAAAAGAACACCCCCGCGCAGCTTCCGGGCGGCATGGAGGCAACAGAATATACTGCAACCGAACAACTCGAAGATGGGTCTTGGATCGTATACCCGCAGATATGGTGGGGCGAAGATAGCCAGCCGCGTTGGTTGGGGTCGCAAGCCCTAGATATGGCCCTCACACACGAGGCTAATACCGGTAGCCGACTTCCGCGGTTCGCTACCAAAGAAGAAGCCGATGCCTACACAAACAAGCGATCCTCCACAGGTGGGGGTAAGCGCGGCGGAATAGCCGACATAAAATAATATCTGGAGAGCACCATGGAAATAGTCGATAACCGCGCACTGCGATTGCAGCTGCGCAATCCAACAACTGTCACTACAGTTATCCCGAAGAGCAAGCAAACAGGGCCCAATGAGGTGCTGGTGCACTGGGGTGTCGATGAAACTCGATCCCTGCGCGAGTTGAATATCAAGGCCCCCGCACCGATATCTGGCCGCTACGACTGGCCCGGTCAACACAAGCCGATGGCGCACCAGCGCACGACTGCTGAGTTCCTGACGATGAACAAACGCGCGTTCTGTTTTAATGAGCAGGGCTGCGTTGATAGCGAGACCGAGTACCTGTCTCCGACAGGTTGGGTTAAGATCAGCGAGTACACCGGCGGAAAGGTTGCGCAGTATGACCCATCCTTGAAAGAGATCGAGTTCGTTGAGCCTGACGAGTATGTCAAGCTGCCTTGTGCGGACATGATCCGCATAAAAACCAAGTACGGTGTTGATCAACTGCTTAGCCCAGAACACCGTGTGTTGTTGGAAGACGGTAAGTCTGACCACTGCAAAACAGAGACGGTTAGCGCCGAAATCCTGTCAGCGCGGCACCATATGTATCACGAGGGGCACAGGGAAGAAGTCGGTGGCACAAAGAGCGGCACCGATACGATCGCGTTTTCTTCTGCGACAATACCAAGCACGTTTCGCTACATCCCAAAAAGTAAAATGCCGTACAGTGACGCCGAGTTGCGCGTTCTTGTTGCCACAATCGCCGATGGGTACTTTGGAAGTGGAACAAAGCACTGCGCGGTGCGTTTGAAAAAAGACCGCAAGAAGTTACGTCTGCGTGACATTCTTGATCGTGCCGGTATCGAATACGTTGAAAAGCCCTGTAACCCAGACGGATTTTCAAAGTTCACATTCTACGCACCTGAACGGTGGAAAGAGTTTGGGCCTGAATTTTGGAAAGCGTCATCCCAGCAGATCGACATTATAACCAGCGAAGTTTTGTATTGGGACGGATGCACAACACGCGGAGAGAGGTTTTCGACATCCTCCAAGGCGTCTGCTGACTTCATCCAGTTTGCCTTCTCGTCGCAAAGGAGCGCCGGCGGTGGCACTGCAAGGGTGACATGTCGCGAGCGCCGCGGTGGCGTCGAATACACAGTCCAAGTTCGCAGAGGGACCGAACGTTTGTACCTCCGCGGAACAGACGCGACTATGAACGTTGAACCGTCAACAGACGGGTTTAAGTATTGCTTCAAAGTCCCAACAACATACCTGCTGTTCCGTCGCAATGGGTGTGTTTTCTTGTCTGGGAACACCGGCAAGACCGCGTCCGCTATCTGGGCGGCTGACTTCCTCATGAAGCAGAAACTCGTGCGCCGCGTCCTCGTGGTGTGCCCTCTGTCTATTATGGATTCGGCATGGCGGGCTGACCTATTTACGTTTGCGATGCACCGTACTGTTGATATCGCCTATGGCGCTGCGGCGAAACGTAAGAAGATCGTGAACAGCGCGGCCGAGTTTATCATCATCAACTACGACGGTATCGGTATCGTAGAGGAAGAGATTAGGAACGGTGCGTTTGATCTCATCATCGTCGATGAAGCCTCACACTATAAGAACTCGCAGAGTAAACGCTGGAAGATACTGCACCGACTGCTCACACCGGATACGTGGTTGTGGCTTATGACAGGTACGCCAGCGGCGCAGTCGCCCGTGGACGCGTATGGGCTGGCTAAGCTGGTAACCCCGTCGGGTGTACCACGCTACTACGGATCGTTCCGAGACATGGTGCAGTTCAAAATCACACCGTTCAAGTGGGCCAACAAGGCCGACGCAGTGTCAACCGTGCACCGCGTACTGCAGCCAGCGATACGGTTCTCAAAAGACGAGTGCCTAGACCTGCCAGACATTGTGTACACCAAACGACATGTCCCTATGACAAAGCAGCAGGAAGCGTATTACGCCAAGCTGAAGAAAGACATGGTCATGGAGGCCGCAGGGGCCGAGATCACGGCAGTGAACGCCGCTATCAAGATGAATAAGCTACTGCAGATAAGCGCAGGTGCGGTGTATACGGATGACGGCGATACATTAGAGTTCGACATCTCCGAACGCTATAAGGTTCTGCGCGAGGTTATCGACGAGAGTTCCAAAAAGGTACTAATTTTCGTGCCTTTTAAGAGTACGATCCGTATGCTGACCGAGCGCCTTCGGGCTGACGGTGTATCTACTGAGACGATATCAGGTGATGTGAGTGCAGGTAACCGGACCGAGATATTCAAGCGGTTCCAGACCGAGGCTGACCCGAGGGTTCTAGTTATCCAGCCGCAAGCTGCGGCCCATGGGGTGACGCTGACCGCTGCCAACACGATAGTTTGGTGGGCACCTACTTCGTCTCTCGAGACATACGCACAGGCTAACGCGCGTATTCACCGCTCAGGGCAGACGTCCAAGTGTACCGTTGTGCAGTTGGAGAGTTCGCAAGTGGAGCGCCGCATTTATAGTCTACTGGACGGGCGTATCGACGTGCATGCAAAAGTTCTCGATCTCTACAAAGATTTGCTTGACTAGCGTAGTATTTGATATTATATACTACATATAACTAAGCTGGAGAGCGACAATGAGCACTGATATAGCCGATCTTTCGGTGGAAAAACTGACCCGTGTGTACATAAAAATCCGTGACGCCCGTGCTGAGCTGGCGACTAAGTTTAAGGATGAGGATGCGGCACTGACCGATCAACTCGACACGGTGAAGCGGGCCCTCTTGGATTACTGTGCCGAGCACGGTGTGGAGAGCGCACGAACTACTGAGGGTATCTTCTACCGTACGACAAAAACGCGCTACTGGACGAGCGATTGGGACTCTATGCATCGTTTCGTGATGCAGCATGATGTCCCGCAGTTCTTAGAGAAGCGGCTAAACCAAGGCGTAGTGAAACAGTTTCTGGAAGAGAACCCAGAAGTTGTGCCACCGGGTCTAAACACCGACGTAGAATACGTCGTTAACGTGAGGAAGAAATGATGGCAGGCAATTACGCGCCTATCAAGGAAGTGGCGGAGTATTTCAAAGTGTCCGTGTCAACCCTACGCACTTGGGTGCGGACCGGTAAGATACCCGCTAGTACATATATCAAGATTGATGGTACCTATAGGTTCAACCTCAATCTGGTAGAGGAGGCTTTGCTCGAGGCCTCCGAACCGAAGAAGGCATCTGCGCCGAACCGGTTTGACGTGAGCGTATACAACAAAGTCGAGGAGAACGACAAATGAGCACCGACCTTTCCGCCTTTAAAGGCAATTCCCTGATTTCATCAGACCTGTTCCAGAAGCTGATGGCGGTCAACAAAACCCTATCGGGTGGCAGTGGTGGCGGTACGAGCCGTCGCATTAGTATCAAGGGCGGACGTTTCCGCGAAATGGTTAACGGCGAGCAGGTTCGTGTTAACTCGTCAGGCAGCATGAACATCATCGTGCTGGGCACATCCAAGATCGGCCGTACATACTTCGCAGGTGCGTATGACCCTGAGAACCCTGCACCGCCTAGCTGCTGGTCGCCTGATTCTGAGAAGCCAGACGCAGCCGTACCCGCTGCGCAGCGTAAGGCCGTGGCATGCCGCGATTGCCCTATGAATATCAAAGGGTCTGGCCAAGGTGAGAGCCGCGCATGCCGGTTCAGTGTTCGCCTTGCGGTCGCCGTGGAAGGCTCTCTCGATAAGGTCTACCAAATGCAGCTTCCTGCTACGTCTCTGTTTGGTGATGGCAAGGACGGCAAGATGGGCATGCAAGCCTACGCTAAGTTCTTGGATGCAAACGAGATGCCTATCATCGGGCTCGTTACGACCGTGTATTTTGACGAGAACAGCGAGACGCCGAAGATGTACTTCAAGCCTTCGCGTCCTCTGGAAGATGAAGAGCTGCGTTCTGTGTTGGAGCTGGCTGAACATGACGACGTTAAGAAGGCCATTACTCTGACTGTATATCAGCAGGACAAGAGCGAAGCCGCTGCCCCTAAGAAAGCAGCCGTTGAAGTTGACGATGTCGTAGACACCGACGACAAACCTGCACCGAAAGTGGGGGATGTCGCTGAACCAACACGGGTAGCGGCCAAGGCAGAAGGCCCGAAACCTACAGAGGTCGCCGTAACGAGCGTTATTGCAAGTTGGGATGACTAATATGAACAGGCGGGGCACAGTTGCCCCGCCTACCCAACACTAGGCGGGAGAGAGCAGCGGAATGGATACACTACCTTTTTTATATCGTGTGTTGGCTACTGAGGGGCATTACTGCCTGTGGGTATTTAACCGCGAAACCGGACGCAAGAAGCAGGAGTTCTACAAAACAATACCTGCGCTTGCGGATGCGGCATTAGATTATGACGAGCAGGGCTGGGACACCTATTTCGGTACAGCCACGTTCACGACGGATGCAGATCGGACCGCGGACAACGCGAGAGCCCTGCGCACGTTCTTTCTAGATTTAGATTGCGGCCCCTCGAAAGAGTACCCCGATCAGGTCACAGCCCTGCAGTCCCTGCAGAATTTCTGTATGCGTATGGCGCTACCGAAGCCCCTGCTGGTTAGCAGTGGGCGCGGTGTCCACGTATACTGGGTTATGGACCGTGACTTGACGCGGGACGAGTGGCAGCCCGTAGCTGACAAGATCAAGGCTTCAGCTAAGCAACACAATTTCCCTATGGATTACGTAGTCCCTGCAGACGCGGCGCGTATTCTGCGCATACCGGGTACGCGGAACCACAAAGACAGTCCGCCATCACCAGTTACTGTGTTAATGCAGGCGGGTAAAAGCGTGGTGAAGTTCGAGGAGTTCGCGTCCAAGTTCGGCGACGTGATCACAAAACCGAAGATGCACATCCCTATGAAGCACCGTGCGATTACGGAACAGCTGCTGGGGAACCATACAAACAACTTCAAGATGATACTGACCCGTAAGGACGGGTGCGCTCAGATTATGCATGCCGCCACTAACCAAGCCGACGTTAGTGAGCCGTTGTGGCGCGCTACGCTGTCTATCGCAGCACACTGCGAAGATGCGTCTAAAGCGATACATGCGGTGTCTAAAGACCATCCCGACTACGACCCTGACACTACGGAAGACAAGGCACGGCGGATCAAAGGTCCGTACCTCTGCGCTACTTTCGATGACTATAATCCCGGAGTATGCGCAAGCTGTCCGCATTTCAACAAGATCAAGTCCCCGATTGTGCTAGGTCGCGAGCTTAAAGCAGCAGAGACTGACGAGGAGCGTACCGTAGAAGTACCGAAGCCTACGCAGGCGGAGGGCGTTACCGAGATCATAGTGGTGCCGAAGCCACCCGACCCGTACCTCAGGGGCGTCAAGGGAGGCGTGTACAAACATGCAGTCAACGATGATGGTGATCCGGACGACATCTTAGTCTATCACCACGACCTGTATGTCACCCGACGCGTGTTTGATCGGGACACAGGAGACTCCGTCGTCATACGTCTGCACCTTCCGCAGGACGGTGTGCGCGAGTTCAGCGTACCGCAGAGTTCTATCAACGCGATGGATAAGCTGCGTGAAGCGTTGAGCGCCAAAGGCGTAACAGCCCGAAGCAAGAAACAATGGGAAAACATAGGATATTACATCATGGATTACGTCGATCATTTACAAGCTAAAGAGCCTGCCGATATGTCGCACCGCCAGTTCGGGTGGACTAAAGACATGAAGTCGTTCGTCCTCGGCGACAACGAATACTTCCCCGGCCGCATACGTCACAACCCCGCCACAAAAACCACACGCGTGTTAGCAGAGTATATGGAGCCGCGGGGGACACTGGAGCAGTGGAAGAAGATGATCGGCTTCTTCAACCACGACGGCATGGAGCTGCACCAGCTCATAATCTGCAGCGCTTTCGGTGCGCCGCTCATGGAGTTCACCCCGATTAACGCTATGCTCTTGCACCTAGACGGTCCTACTGGTTTCGGTAAATCTACCACGAAGCTGGCCGCTGCCGGAGTATACGGTAAGCCCGACGGGCTTATGATTAAGCACGATGACACGATGGCGTCTACGTTCCACCGGTTTGAAGTTATGAAGAACCTGCCGGTCTACATCGACGAGCTTACCAACTGTAATCCTTCCGACGCGAGTATCATCGCGTATTCTCTCTCCGCAGGTCGGCAGCGTATGCGTATGTCTGGTGGCAGCAACGAGGAGCGCACCCGAGGTGAGCCATGGTTCCTGACTGCCGTGAGTTCGGGTAACGCCTCGATGATGGCTATCCTAGAAGCCAACAAGGCGCAGCCGGATGCGGAGCGTGAGCGCGTGTTCGAGATCAACATCAAAGACTACATCTACCCGCACCCCAAAACCGTGGCGGATAAGTTCCAGAACGACATCAACACGGAGGCCTACGGCGTAGCTGGGCCTGTGTATATACAGTGGGTAGTGGACAATAAGGACGAAGTGAAGCAGTTCTTGAAGACCACGCAGGAGCGCCTTGACGCGCTAACAGGCCTATCCTCTAAAAACCGTATGGTGTCTGCATCTCTCGCGGCCTACCTAGCGGGCGGCATGATCGCTAAACGTATCGGGTTGATTGATTTCGATATGACGCGGGTGTTTGATCTGGTGGTTGATCTTATTCGTGAGCGTCTAGCCTACTTCGAGGGCAATACACGCGACAGCCTTGAGTACTTGACGCAGTACATCACGGAGAATTGGAACGACGTACTGCGTATCAACAGCACCCTACGCGCCGCCAAAGATGATCCAGTGGCTAATGAGTTCGTTGTTCCAGACGCCACACCTCGGGGCGCCCTGATCGCTCGCTGGGAACCTGATACGCATAACCTGTTCTTGATACCGAAACCGTTCCAGAAGTGGTGCGTAGACCAGCAGCTAAACGCTAAGGGTATCCTCGCTGACATCGCCAAGACTAACAAGGTGGAGTACAAGAAGGTGCGTATCGACAAGGGTACGAAGATGCAGCTGTCCGCGATCAACGCCTATGTGATTAACATGCAGCTGCCTGAGCCGGACGATGCGGGCGCCTAGGCTTGACGATCTATTTCCAGACGGCCTACCGATTTCGGTAGATTGGGACCAGTGGGACGTGGGCATGTCAGTCTTCGTCCCTACCCTAAAACCCGCGCTTGCTGCTACGCAGGCTCGAGCGGTCGCCAGACGGAAAAATTACACGTTAGAGTGCCGTACCGCAGTTGAAAATCAACATTTAGGGGTTCGCATCTGGCGAATTACCTGATAAGGTACGACTTACGACAGATGGAGTGCTCTCTCATATCTCGTTGTTCTCTGCCTTGACTCCCCGCAGGTTCATCCTGCGGGGGTTTTTATTTCCAGAACGTGCTCGGTTCGTCCATCATCTTGATGAGGTCGTTCAAGGCGGGGAGGTTCTTATCCGTGTAGATCATCCCGTGAATAACGCGTTCGGTTGTATTCGCAAACGTCTTTGCGGACTTATCTATCGTGTCATCCGTGATTGGGTTGTACGGATGGTCGCGTGTAAACTCCCGGATTTCCCGCATGATTTCGCGAATCTCCTCGTTATCTCGCGCCTTTCTAGCGAGATTCAGGCGTTTAAGTAGCCTAGTGCGGCGATTATTGATGGCCGTGTCGATCTCCTTCGCTTCGGAGTTCAGCTCCAACTGCCGGATATACGTGGATGGTGCGAACCCGAAAAGCTGTGCCACGGCTTGTCCCGGCCCGATATCGGAGATGATATCGTCGCGCATCGACTCCGCGCCTCCCGTGGTGGCGAATCGGTATGACCGCATGACGTTACGCATGGACGCAGGCAGCATAGATTCGACACCACGATAGTACTCGCCATTGTTGAATAGGTCACGGCTACGAGATGACCACCCATGTAAGAGGCTGATCGCCGGCCCGCCTGCGCCCTCGATGAGGTTCCAGATCGGTGGCTGGTCGTCTGCCCGTAGAGGCTCGCGGTAGAAGATACCGTTAAGGCCGATACGTGATGACATCTCAACACCAAACAAGTAGTTGCCTAGACCCTTGTATCCAAACTCGCCGATGGCGCGCCGCGTCAGAGTGTCAAAACCCTCCTCGTCGTCGTCGGTGAAGGCCATATCAAATATGTCGGCGATGGCACCGTACAGAGGCATACCAGCGGCACCTGCCCAGAGACCAAAACTCCCGAGGACTCCCGCGAGCTGCAGCCGCGCAATCTTGCGGCTCTCCATAGCGTTCTCAAACTCAGGCGTACCTTCGCCAAATTTCTCGATGAGACTGCTCTTACTCGGAAATGCTCGTTTGCCGTCATGTACCAACATGTTAACGATTGCTATCGGATAGCGTTTGAACATGGCTACCGCAGGCATAACGCCTTTAAGAGCCCAGTTCGGCGCACCCGCTGCGGGGATAGTACCGGTCATGCGTTCAGTTTCATATGCCGCGGTCTTAGCCGCTTCACGCATCTGGGCTTCTGTAAGTACGTCTGTACCGCTCTTAGCCGCAATCCGATCCAACTCGAGTAAGTAGCTCGCCGTCAGCGTGGTCTCACGCATGTAGCGCTCAGAATGGTGCATAGGGGCTGCGCCTGCGTGGAGCACCTTTGTGGCTACGTTATTGAGGCCCGCCTTGTTCGTCTCAAGGTAGTCGTACAGCAGTGAGTCATTAAACAAGTGCCGGCGTGTGCCTTCTTCTACGAGATACTGCAGCACGTTGTCACGGTTCGCACCTTTGTCGTACGCCGTACTTGTGTCTACCGCCCCGAAAGTGCGGTTCTTTAGGGAGACCCCGAAGAACCCTGCGTCTATCGACTCCGTACTGACTTCCCCGTCGGCCGTAATAACCGGCTCGAGGCGAGTGCGGCCTGAGGCCATAAGTATACCAAGCGCCTTGAGCATCATCTTTGAGCCTTTGACCGGTCCGTACTGCGCGATCAATCTGGGCCCCACAACAATAACCATGCCCATGAGGTTAAAAGTAACTGAGGACATGTTGCCCCACAAAGTACCCACAAACGCACCTGTGTTTAGGCCAGCAATCAACCTAGACCGTCTAACCGTGGGGTTATCAAGTGCGGTTTTTAACGCCTCATAGTATACTTGGGATTTGACGAACTCGCCCTGCGGTAGCGTAGCTGCGAGAACCGCGTTCTGGGCCCTTAGATCGGCCAATACCCGAGCACTACCTGCGCGCTGTCGGATACCGGCTACCTGACGCACAAGAGATTGCATCTTAGCCTCGGTCAGGGCGCGGGTCTCTTTCGGGTCGTCGAGTATCTCCGCGCCTTCTGGGTTCAGCTCTTCCATGGCAGTCCTCAGGGGAGACACATCCCCCTTGAAGCCCGATACACCTGTACGCGCTCGCCAGTTCTGGAAGATAGACGACTCCGGCATTGAGTTTAGTATCAGATGGGTCACTTGAGACTTCATATCCTCGGCTAGACTCTTCCCCTCTATCGTTGCCGCGTCTCGTGCAGCCTTAGCGTCGGCTTCTGTACCGCCTCGGGCTAATACATCTTTCGCCGCTTGGTCCGCTCGAGCCCTCATGGCCTTATCTACAATCGCGTTTACTTCCGCCCCGAATGCAGCCGGAACCATTGCTTTGGTGATCCGGTCCTGTGGGGTACGGCGCACGATAGGTTCTGCGGGGATAGTTATGTTGTATTCCGGAGGTAGCGCCTTAATTAGCTCGAGAGCGCGCTGAGCCTCACCGGAAGTCTTGAACCCATGCGAGTGCGTCTCCGTAGTGTTCGTGTCGGGGTTGATACCCGTATACGTCAGCTTGAAGTCACCAGAACGCAGCAGGGATTGGTAGGCTATGAGGCCCCTCTCCGAGAATATCTTGCTGTACATGTCCCGCAGGATGGCGTTGCGAGACGCCGCGTTCTCTACCCCGGGGTGCATAATCGCGATATGGTCTTTTATAGCCGCAGCGGCTTCTTTTTGCAGGAACTGCGGTACGCCGAGCATCCGATTGTATTCGCCTTTGAACGTCTCGCCGCCCTCTTTGACCAGCTTGTCGTAGTCTTTGCGCAGGTTGGCGTAGATTTTTAGTGTATCCGCGTCCGGATCGCTGAGCTTTCGGGCTTTTGTGGTGAGGGCACCTAGCTTCTCGGCCGCGTTCACCTCGTCAATACGCGCTTTGCGGGCCTCGAACGAATCAAAACGCTCGACCTCGCGCGTCGTAGGGTTTCCGTCCGCATCTAACCTGTAGTACGTCATCAGGTACTTGCTATAGTACTCGATCGGCTTCCGTACGTCGATCTCGTGACGACTGGCGCGCACGCGGAACGAATGGAAAAGTTTTTCTAGGCTCGGGTTGTCGTTGAGGAAGTTCGAAGTGTGCTGGAGCGAACCAGATACCGTCTTGGTGAGGTACTCCTCCACTTCGCGCTGTTCGGTAATGTGTAGGTACACATCGTCGGCGTTCGGGAAATACTTCTTGGCGAACTCGGTGAGGTTTCGGATAGGCATAAACAGGTTTGCGTTTGTGGTGCGAACCCACCGCGGTATAGTCCCGTCCGCGAGAAAGGTGTCCCACTTTGTTTTGTCGATTGGGCCGAACTCTTTGACGCGGGCACCCATAGTGTCGAACGCCTCGCGGGCTTTCAGGGGGCTCATCGCATCACCAAACAACGATACTTTCGAGGCATACTCTGGTGCCAGCGAGAAAACAGACTGCGTGAGGTAATCCACTT